CTTCGTCGAGCATCGTGCGCAGGCGACGCCGATTTCGCTCGACGTTCGTCGTCGCGTTCGTGATCGCGGCGGTGCGCGATGCGCCCGCGCCTGCCTGCATGCCGGACGCCAGGTGCGTGACGACCCATTTCTCGGGATGGCCGTCGGCGAGATAGGGCTCGACGTGGATGCCGAAGGTCGCGCCGACGTCGTTCGGGATGACGACGTGCTCGCCGACGACTGTGCGCAGGCCGGCCGGCGTCAGCAGTTCGTAGCGGATGGAGGTGTCGATCGTCATCGCATCACCCCCGCGGCGGGACCGACAACGCGAGCGCAATGACGAGCGCAACCATCACGGCAACACCGATGACGAAAGCGATCGGCCGCGCATACCGGACGTCGAACAGGCGCAGGACGTCCAACGCGATGCAGTGGATCCCGATGAGGGAGAACGAGAGCATCAGCAGTACGCCGATGCCGAAAACATAGGGCTTCATGGTGTGGTTCCTGTTGAATGCGCCGTCGGCCGGCGCGGGTGAGTCATTCGTCGACGTCGTTTGCGGCGCGGCGCTTCACGTCGGAAGCGCGCCGCGGCCGGGCCTGTTCTCGGTCCTGCATCGCGCGCGCCGCGGATTCCACGACCAGGCGCACGGCGCGATGGCGGATCGACGTGTCGAAATCACCGACCATGCGCAGGCGATGCCACGCCGCGCGCAGGTCGACGTCGGTGAGGGGCGCGCGCATCGCGTCAGTGCATCCAGGCGAGCAGCGGCGTGCCGCGCGCGAGGTCCCACGACACGACGAAGCCGAGTGCGCGAGCGGACGCGACGAACACGTCCGCGCGCACGTCGGCGGCGCAGAGCTTCTGCAGGTATGCGAGGCGCTGGTTGAAATCGAGCGATGAGGCGAGGGTGGTGACGTGAGCGGGAGTCGGCGTTTGCATGAGGTCTCCAGAATTTCAGGCAAAAGGAGTCCCTCGCGCCCGCGCGGGGCGGGTGCGATGGGTGTGAAACAAGAATTGCGGTTACTGGTTAGGCGTCGATTAGCGAGAGCTGACGCGGGTCCTGCGGTAGCCGGTCAACCTTGCCGACGGGCAGGTAGACCATCGGGTTCGGATTGAGG